GGCTAGAGAATATGCCAAAGAAGGCACATGGATGTCACCAGGATTTAATCTACAAGACATGAGTTATCAATTGAATTGGAAACCAATTTATCAGGCTGTGAAAGAATATCTTGCACTGCCCATAGATCATCCTATTAGAAAAAACGGTGATGATTTGTATGCCAATATCAAAGATTACCGCACAAGAAATCAATTCACACGCTACCTCAAAGCAGTGTTGGGTGCCAAAGATCCATACATCTATTATTTTTTATGGAATGAAGGCGATTGGGATAATAGAAATTCTGAAAGACATCTCACAGAGGAAAGCAAACATTTTCCTGGATTGGTCACATGGGTTAAAAATCTTGTGGATCAAAACATTATCAGTCAAATAGGCAGAGTGATATTTTTTCACTGTGAACATGATGGACAACCATTTGAACACAGAGATCTAGATGGCAAACTGGGTGATCAACAAGGATACAGTGATCATCGCAATGAGTTCATACACATACGTTATAACACCAAAAGAGGATTTTATATTTGGGATCCTGAAACAAAAAACAAAACCTACATCAATGCCAATGCAGCTTTCTGGAACGATCAAGACTGGCATGGTGGAGAAATTAATCGTGAACAAGAGTATGGATTGAGAATTGACTGTGTGTTCACCGATGCATTTAGAAAAAAATTAGGCATCGATCATTTAAAAAATTATTAATATGAATAACTTTCATCGTTTTATAAATCTACCTTTTACCATAGATAGACCAAAAATTTTTGATACATTAAAAGTGCCTAACTGGTCAAGTGGTGGTATGACTTTTGAAATAGCTAAACAGCATGTTGATAAAAGAATCCTTGAATGGTTGGATAGTTTTAATATTTCCACATCTCAATTTTTTGAAGGAACTTACACTGCACCTAATAATGGATCTATTGGCATACACAGCGATACAGATACATTGTCGGACATGACCAAATTACTTTTTATTTGGGGGCCAGACAACAGTTTCACTAGATGGTGGGAGCCTAAAATTGATGCAGTTTCTTCAAAGATGCGACCAGATCAAGGAGGCCCGCATGCTGAAATTTTCAATCCTGACACGTATGTTTATGAATTTGATGATGCGGACAGAGCACTGTGTTATGAAGAAAAAGATTGTAATTTATTGTATGAAAAAGTTTTATCTAAACCAAGCATAATTAACGCAGGCAGATTGCATAGTACATTTAATAATGGCAGTGAAGATCGATGGGGTCTTACTCTTACATTAATGAAAAATAATAAAAGATTACAATTTTTTGAAGCATTAGAAATTTTTAAAGACATAATACATGAATAAAACTATGTCTGATCAAAATTATTATCACAGATACTTAAAATTACCATTTGAATATTTAAAACCAAGATGTTTTAATAAAAGTTATGATCATCCTAATATGATATATGTTTTGCCAGAATCAATTGACCAAAGTGTGATCAAATGGATCGAGTCCTTCGATTTAAAAGTATCCAATCTTATTGAAGGATTTTATACTCCCACAAATGGTGGAAAGATACCTCTGCACAATGATACCTCTACCATAAGCAATGCTGTAAAAATTAATTTTACCTGGGGACCAGACAACAGTGTGACCAGATGGTGGCATGTGAAACAACCTGAATATTTAAAACCGGTCAAACCAGACAATAGTCATATATTAATTGCGGGTGTGGTGCCCGATATAGTGGTCACAGATGCTTACTCAGCACGTGAAGAAGATTGTGATTTGGTGCATGAGCAAGTGATCAATAGACCCAGTTTGATGAACATAGGACAACTGCACAGCACATTCAATCCCAACATGACTGAAGATCGTTGGACACTGTGTTTTACTCTGTTAAAATTAGATAACACACATCTACAATTTGAAGAAGCTGTGCAAATATTCAAAGATTATATTCATGAATAGAACAGTGCGTATTACCTGCCCCAAAGAATTTAATAAAAAATACATGTCTCGTCAACATGACAATTATATCAACAAGTTGAATGTGTATCACAACGCACAAAAAATATTTGCCAACATTGATGATGCAGAGGAGAATCTTCCTATAATATTAGAAAAATCCATTGTGTTCGATAATATCAACGTTTTTGAATTCAATTATGATATTAAATTTCACTCAGTGGAAGAGCAGGCCAAAATTATATGGAGTCTTAAACCAATAAATTATCTGTATCAAAGTCATGTGCAGTTGATCAGACTCAACAGTGTGCAAGGCAGTGAACATGTGTCAGATGACTATCGTATCACAGTGAAGTGTAATCAATACACTCACTCAGTGGGCAAGGAATATCATCAAGGACAACATCAAAACATAAATTTTAAGGATCTCATAGATGCCAACGGATACTGTTGTTTCAGCGTGGAAACCAAAAAAGTTTTTGATAACACTTCAGCCATCACATACGATCAATTACAATTTGAAATACTATAATTATTGCTATGACTCTCAAAGGACTTATACCTGGCAGACAGCAGCCCACACATCCAGCAGACAAACATTGGCAATTTGGTACTGTTATGAATGGCGTTAAAAAGGTTGATCCTTTGTTGCATTATAGTTGCTTTACTTTGGGATTCGATAGAACAGATATCATTCAATATGTGTGTGATGCTATGAAAAATATCAAACCAGAAATAGCAGAATCTATTGTGCATGCTGAAGATTTAAAATTAAACCATGCAAGTTATGAACTCAGCAATAAATTGTTTAAGATGAGTGGCGGATATAGAAGCTTCTTCGCATTGTCAGGCAGTGATGCCAACGAAGGAGCAATAAAGTTATCTTCTGCCTATCATCATGTGAAGAAAAACAATAACAAAAAACAAGTGATAAGTTTTGAGGGCAGTTATCACGGCAGCACTTTCCTTAACAATAATCTTGGAGATCTACTGATGATCAATCCCATGTACAACATGGATAGGTATCATGGTGCAACAAGACTTGCCAGAGATTTTGAAATAGATCAAGTGGATTGGACCAAAGTGATGAGTGTGATAGTAGAACCATGTTCATACGGTGGGGACATGACTCCAAACTCAAATGAGTTTTGGCAAAAATTAAAACATGTTCAACAAACATTTGATGTGTTGATCATTATGGATGATATTTTTATAGGGGGAGGCAAAACAGGTAATTATTTTGGGTGGAAACACTTGCCCATACAACCTGATATCTGCACCATGGGCAAAGCCATCACAGGTGGATATTTTCCTTTGAGCATTACCATGTACAATGAAAAAATACATCAAACACTGCCCACAAACTTTGATTGGGATCATGGATACACCTATAATTTTTCTCTGTCAGGCATCAACAGTGCTTTAAAATATATGGACATACTGGAAAAAGAACAGGTATTGAACAACCATCAAACAATTCAAAACACTGCTGTTAAAACTATTCAAAGCACAGGTTTTGAAATACTGAATCGTTTTGGTTGCCTCTATATGATACGCAAAGGCAATTATAAAAATTTATATATTGTGCCTTTGAATGCTACTGAAGAATATTTTACTGTGCTTAAACAAAATTTAGAATCATATGAAAATAATTGATAATTTTTTTGACTCTGCAACGCTATCAGAACTAAAAAAAGCCATTCAAAACGAAATAGCTAACGAAATCAGTGCTATTAAAAAATCCGACCTGAGCACAGAAAAAGATCATGTAGGATTAGAAAATAGCAATTATTATTTTTTAAATGGTCCTGCTAAAATTATTGTATTAAAAAATTTAGTGGCAAATAAGTTGTTGTCTGCTGAAGTGATGGATGATAACGACAGTATGCTACGCTATCATGTCAATAGAGCTCCCTACAATGCTAGATGGCATTTGGATGGATTGTATGCTGAAAAAGATGAATTGGATTACATAGGCATAACAATTTTCTTAAATGATGTTTGGCAAACAAATGACGGAGGATTATTTGTTTACAAAGAAAATAAAAATGATACACAGGGCAAGTTTGTTGAACCCATAGGTAATAGAGTTATAATTAATTCCAAAGATCTTGATCACGCAGTTACAGCAATAACCAACCAAGAAGTGATTCGATATTCTTTACAGATGTTTATTAATCACAAATACTTAATATGATACACACAGAATTTGATCCATTACAAGAAGTAATTGTGGGAGATTGTTATGCTCCTGGAGATATGGATCATTTTTTACCCAAAGAAAGCATATCAAGTTTCAACAGAATACTGGAAGAAACCAAACAAGACCTTAACAATCTTGCAGATTTTATAAAAAACTCTAACATCAAAGTGCATAGACCAGAAGTACTAAAATACACAAAATCTATAGAGATGCCTAATTTTAAAGTGAATTTTCCCATGTGCCCCATGGTACCTAGAGATCAATATCTGATTTTGGATAGACAAATTATACAAACTTACACCAGCTACACAGATAGATATTTTGATTCGTTGAGTTATGTGAAAATTTTTAATGAATTATTCAAAGAAGGATACAATTGGATTTCACAGCCTCTGCCCAAACTAATCAACACTCAGATAGATGAAAATTGGTACATATCTGACTCTATCTATCAAGAAAAATTATCAGATCAATTGCTATGGCACACAGCTGCCATATTCAAAGCAGGAGATTCTTTGCTGTATAACAGTAGAGGTCCTGGTTCTAGCTTTGGTTTGGAATGGTTCAAACGTAATTGTAAGGATTATACACTGATTGAAAACACTGGTGATACTGTGTTTAAAAACTACGGACATATTGATCATGGATTTTTATTAATAGACGATGACACAGTAATACATGCTGGCATAGAATGGGTGCCTTTGGCATTAAGAAATAAAAAATTAATAGATGTTAAAAACTACGTTGGCAAAGTTGTGATAGACAACTATATCAAAGACTACACTGCCACAGATGGCAGATATTCCAATGCTTGGTTGGAGCAATATCTGGCTAATTGGCGAGGATACACACAAGAAGTTTGTTTTGATTTAAACGTATTAATTTTAGATTCAAAAAACATATTGTTTGGCAAACATTTACCTGAACTATTTCAATATTTAAAGACTTTCAACATCAATTGTCATGTGGTGCCACAACGTCACGAAGTATATTGGGAAGGTGGAACTCATTGCTGCACACTAGATGTTAAAAGAAAAGGTTCAAAAAGAAAGATAATAAATTAAATTTTTCTTACATCAATAGTGCTGACGTACAAAGGCTCATTCAATACAGTATTAAAAATACGAATGATATCTTGAGTATCACAGAAGGGTTCACTCTGTCTAACTCCGGTTTTTTCACCATAATTTAAAATTCGTATCAGCACACTTTGAGGTTGAGCACCAAATGGTGTTTTAACACTTAAAAACCTATGCACATTTTCCAAATGAGTTTTTTGTTTAATATAATTTAAATCAGCGCCCACTTGTTTTAAAATATCTTCTGATAACTCAGTACCCAATGTACCAAAAGTTACTATTTTGCCTGTTTTATTTGTTTCACTCCATTTTTTATGAACCATCATCAACAGTTGAATCTGTGCATCACCCACGTGTGCTAGATTGACAAAATGGTCATAACTCGCACTTTGATCAACCACTCGTTGAATATCTTCCAATTTGTTCAAATTGTATCCAGTGTTTCTAGATATGCCCACAACTTCATGATGATGTTTGAGATGTTCAAACAACACAGATCCTATGGGAGAAGTATGTCCGGTCATTAATATTTTCATAATACTGTGAACCTCACTATCTGTATAAATCTACTGTCCATGCTGCTGCCATGTCCGTATTCTTCAATTTCAAACATGATAGGATTGACTCCTTGCCAAAAAAATTCTTTTTCTGCACTCAAGGTGGTGCCTGCTTGCACGTTTTGATTGTGTATCAGTGTTTCGCCATTCAGTTTAAAATGGAAGTATTCTTGACTGATACCAAATTTGTCATTGAAAGATTGCAATGATTGTGCATCACACAGTGATAAGTTATAGGTAAATTTACATGACCACCAGTCTACATCTTTATAAATCAACTCAATTTGAGCTGTGAGTTCTATTTGTTTGTCATCATGCCAACTTTGTTTATTTTGTAGTACCAATGTGTTATTGTTTTTTTGTAAAACAATTTCAGCGCTTCTGCTTATGCTTTTTTTTTCAGCAGTTTCCTTGCTTAATTCTATGGTATCAAACAATACAGAGTTGTTCCATTGCAGTATCAATTGATCCTGTAACTTACCTTCAGCAACCAGTTCATTGGCTACATAAGAAGAACGCATCACTGGAAAATAATCAAACTGTAATTTTTTTTTCATTGTTTTAATTGAGCCATTAATTCTTTATTAAAGATACCTTCTATTCTCATAGACCAACTCACTTTGTTGGTATTTTCCACTCCGCCATGCCAATCATGATTGTTCCAATAGAATGAGCTGCCGGGATTCATGTGTATTTTTTCGTCTCCGTTTTCCACATACAAAGATCTAACATTCATGGGATCAAACCATATAAAATGCTCTTCTTGTTCATAGGGTTCCATCTGTAAAAAGCAATCTCTGTGTTTGACAGTTTTTAATCCAGAATTTTTCAACAATAGTATGATTGGTCCCAATGGTTCAAATGGCAGTTTTTTAGCCCAATCCACCAGTGATGGAAAATACTTGGATTCTTCTGTCCATCTACAGTCATACATTGGTTTTTTATTTGCATCATAAGGTAGATATGGAGCGTTAATACATCTATCAAATTCTCTTATCACAAGATAATTCAGTGCTTCGTACACAGGATACTGATACATTAACCAGTAATGAAAACCCACCATGTCGGTTTTTTCCAACTCTGCACCGTACTGTTTTAATTTAGGATCTGTTTCTTTATCACGCCAATAATTATAGGCTCCTTTAATATCATCCACATATTCTTCATGATTTTCTATGCCGTAGTTCAATCTAATATGTGCGTGAGCTTTGCCTATGCCATAGTGAATATCTTTTGTGATGTCTTTTAATTGTTGTATATTCACATAAGGATCCATACAGATGTATGGTTTGCCGTAAACACCTTTCATATTATCCCCATATGTTAAAAATATATTTGGGCACTAATCCTGCATTGGATCCTGCATGCCATGAAGTGCGTTTGGGCCATTTCCAAGTGGCTCCTGTTTCTTGATTGTACAAACAATGATCTTCCACAATTAAAACATGTCCTGGTGCTGGTGGACTTATGTGGCAATGAAATCGAACTATTTCTTTTTTGTGTTCTAAAGTTTTTTCATCGTCGGTGATATCCCAATGCCAAGGTGCTACATCTCCAGGTTTTACTCTACTGATCCAAGCATTGATATAGCTGCTCATTCCCACCCATTCACAAAACTTTTCCGCTATCTTTTTATCAAAATTTGTGCCTGGTAGGTACATGTCCCAACTGGCATTGCCGCCTTCGTGTTTCATTTTATAGCCAGCTTCACGCAATGGTTTGGCCACTTCTTCCACTCCTGGCACGTGATGCCCCACATCATGTCTTGGTCCTATATAAGCACTCTGTTGATCTTCAATGCTTTTTATAACACTGTGCCAATCAATCAGATCTTTGCAGTTACCCACATATTCAAGCATTTAAAAAATCTCCTGGCCAATTGCCATAATTCATTTCCACAGTTAATTCATACAATTTAAAAGTGTCATACAATTCACCCACAAGACTTTGAGCAAATCTAGGATGAGTGGGATCAAATAATATGGATTTTAACAATTCCTTGGACACATATCTATCTTCGTCACAGGTACAACCGTAAAGATCCATTATGCGAACTTTGTTTTTATCATCCAAATAAAATGTGTGTGGATACAGATTGGATTTGTGTATGTTCATTGACAATAAGTCTGACAAAATGTCTTTGACTTGTTGTTGCCAGTTGGGCACTGCGGATATTTCGCCTGTGTGTATAAGTTTGCTTAGACTACGATCATACCATTTGAATTCAATGGTTCTATTTCTGTGATCAATGTTTAAGATTTCAGGAGCATATGGTTTATTTTTTAATTTTTCTATATAATTGGTTTCTCTAGCAAACCAATTTTGTCTAAAGTCATCTGTCATATTGGAATTAACAAAATATTGATTGCTGTTAAAATTCATTTTAAATATATCTTTGTCAGGACTAATCAATGGTTCATACACCATGTTGGCAATGGCTAATGTGCCCAGTTCATGTTTGTAAAAATTATTCCAATATTTCATCATACATAACCTTTATGTTAAATCCACAAGTGTCTACCAGTTTGTTCACTTGTGGTAGATGAGTGCGTTCTATTTTAAAACTTATTTCAGTTTCAGAAATTTTTTTAAATTTATTCATACATCCTTGTTTGTTTAATCTATTTAAAACTATGGAAAAACTATGATCAAACAAATATCTTAGATTGTATGGAGGATCATTAACTATAATTTTGACCGAACACGGATCTTTTAGTTCTACTTTGTTTAATAATTTTCTTACCACAAGTTGAATGCGTGATTTATATCCCAAATTAGCAGCAGAATGTATGCGACCAGCATCCATAAGATACACTGTGTTGTCCACTTCAGTGGGGTACATTTTTAAATTTTTTAAATCATACAGATAACTGTGTTCACCTTGCAGTGTCAAATGGTATCGGTCATCTATGTCAGCATGAGCACAATAACTTTCACCTGGCTCTAATACAATTATTCTTGCTTCACCCACAGATCCCAGTTGAGCAAACAGATCCACAATGGCGGGCTTTTTGAATTCATCTTTCAACTGCCAAGCATCATAGAAAAAATCTCCAGTAGGTTTATTCAATTGAGTTTTTGGTAAATCCAAAATTGGTAAACTGTTAAAAATTTCTTTGGCTGAACATGTGATATTAATTTGGTCAAGCATAGCTGTACTTATCGTGAAAAATTATGTGGGCAGTTAATTACGATAAATACTCTGTCCATACTATGTCCAATTTCGAGCAGTCAAATTTCAGTGATGAATCGTCAGTCAATGCTGGCCAATCATCTGAACAGTTAATCAGGATACAGAGCAACCAAAAAAAAGATAGTTTTAGGATAGAATTATTCCTCAGCAACAGATGCAACTACAAGTGCTGGTATTGTTTTCCAGGATCCAATGAAGGCACACATGGTTGGCCTGATCTTGAATTGATCAAAAAGAATCTTTCCCATCTCATTGAACACTACAAAAAAAATATTGGCAAAAAAGATTTCTATCTGCACCTCATAGGAGGTGAACCCACCATATGGAAAGATTTTGGAGAATTTACCAAATATTTTAAAGAACAATTCAACTGTTTGATTAGCATGAGCACCAATGGATCACGCACACTGAGATGGTGGGAAGAATATGGTCATTACAATGACATTGTGATGCTGAGCTGTCATCATGAAAGAGTGGACGTGCCACATATTGTTGCTGTGGCAGATCTGTTGTACAAAAAAGGAGTCAGCGTGGATGCCAACGTGCTGATGGATCCACATGCTTGGGATAAATGTGTGGCCATAGTGGAGCAGTTAAAATCCAGCCGAAAAAAATGGGCCATAAATGTGTTGGAGATTTATCACAGCACAGTGAATTACAATGAAGAACAAAAGAAATATCTCAGTGACTGCAACAAAAGAAATCCATCATTTTTTCAACTGTTCAACTGGAAAAAAAGAAGGTTTGAAAAATTTAATTCCACTCCCACATTACATTTTAACAATAAGAAAAAGAAAAGAGTATTACAAAATTATCTTTCATTGAACAGTATGAACAATTTTGAAGGATGGCAGTGCAATGTGGGTGTGGACACCATACAGATCGACAAGCATGGATTAATCAAAGGCTCTTGTGGTAATCGTCTTTATAATTTGAATCGTTCATTCAATCTATTTAACCATGATTTTACTGATAACTTTTACCCTGATATTGTGCCCACAATTTGTGAAAGAAAACGCTGTACTTGTCAACCCGAAATCAACTGCAATAAAAAAACTTTATGAGTAACACAGAGCAATTAAAAACAATTTACGAAACCAGTGTGTTCAAAAACATATTGCATCTAGTTGATGATGTGTATTTTCCTTTGGCCAGCCAGTGGAAAAACATTGGCGTCAGTGTGAGTGGTGGTGCTGACAGTGCTCTAATGGCATATCTGCTGTGTGATTTGATTGACAAAAATCAGTTGAATATCACTGTGCATATTATTACCAATGTTAGATGTTGGAAAACCAGACCTTGGCAGCGTCACAACAGTATGGAAGTTTATAACTGGTTGACTGATGAATTTAAAAGCATAAAATTCAAAAGACACGAAAATTTTATTGCTCCTGAACTGGAATGGGGATCCAAAGGACCCAGCATTGTGGATGAATATGGTAGATTAAAGAGTGGCAATCAAATAGAACTGAGAGCACATGCTGAATATGTGGCTCACACAAAAAAATTAGATGCTTGGTACTGTGGAGTGACCAAGAATCCCGATAAAGAATTTGATCATCGTCTCACTGACAGAGATGTGTTGCTCGACACATTGTCTGACACAGTGCTGGACAGATTAATCAAAGCACACATGGGCGGCTATGCTTGTCACCCTTTCACTTATGTGCAGAAAGATTGGATAGTTGCCCAATATAAAAAATTAGGCATAATGGACCTATTTGATCTCACTCGCAGTTGTGAAGGTGACCGCGACACATCACCTAAAATCTTTGGAGACTTGGACTACAGGACTTATGTGCCAGGCCAGCCCGTGCCCGTGTGTGGAGAATGTTTTTGGTGTCAAGAGCGACAATGGGGAGTAGACAGTGTCAGACCATAACGAATATTGGATGAATCCTGAAGATTCACAACTGGGCAAATGGCAGAGAGAAATAGAATCTGTCACAGGCACACCCACCTATTGTATATTGCCTTGGATACATTTTGCCACCAGACCCAATGGTGACATGAGGCTGTGTTGTTCAGCCAATGCCAGTGGTGCTGGATCAGATCACACAGTGGGTATTATTAAAAAAGAAGATGGCACACCTGCCAACTTTGGAGTGGATACTCCTATGAGTGCTTGGAACAATGATTATATGAAAAGTGTGCGTACCACCATGCTGAAAGGTCAGATACCTGCCAGTTGTCGCAAGTGTTTTGATGAAGAACGTGTGGGTGTGGTGAGCAAAAGAATATGGGAAACTGGCACGTGGCATCGAGATGGTGTGGATGTGCCTGAACTGATACGTCAAACCCAAGAAGATGGCACAGTGCCTGAAAAATTATTGTATTTGGATCTGCGTTTGGGACACACTTGCAATATCAAATGTGTGATGTGTTCTCCACATGACAGCAGCAAATGGGTGAATGATTGGCAACAACTGATGCCACAATTACAAAACAAAGAAGTCAAAGATCAAATACAATGGGATCGAAAAGAATTCAACAACTTCTGGCATGAAAAAGATACTTTTTGGCAGGAGATGTATCGTCAAATACCCAATCTCAAACAGGTGTATTTTGCTGGTGGTGAACCACTAATGATCAAAGAACACAAAACTTTTATAGAGGAAATCATAAGACAGGGTTATCAAGATCGTATATTGTTGCGTTATAATTCCAATGGTATATTAGTGGATGAAGATTTAATCCAGTTATGGAGTAAATTTAAAAAAGTTAAATTTGCTGTGAGCATGGATGCCACACATCAGCGTGATGAATACATACGTTTTCCCACACAATGGGCCACAGTGGAAAAGAATTTACACATGTTGGACAATACTCCTGACAACATACAAGTGAGTTTAGCCACTGCCATACAAATTTTTAATATCAAACACTTACCTGATTTTATGAAATGGAAAATACAGAGCGGATTTAAAAAATTAAATGTGGGCACAGTGCCTGGTGGGGTACAAATGGGTGGAGGATTGGTCAACATGCATTTATTATACATACCAACTTTTTTAAGCATACAAATATTGCCCAAAGAAGACAAACAACAAATAAGAGAACTGTTTATGGACTTTAAAGATTGGCTGAAGCACAATTATAGACAGGACGATGATTTTTGGAAAACCAATCCTTATGGATGGAGACGTTGGGAAGCAGTATTGATGCACATGGAAGCCAAAGATAATTCTAGATTGTTGCCAGGCTTTAAAGAATATGTGAACAAATTGGATGCTATCAGAGGATTGAGTGCTGCTAAAGTTTTTCCTGAGTTAGCACATCTTTTATAGCCTTAAACACAGCAGCATCACCTTCCGGTCCCATGTGATTCACTGTGAAATGAAATATATCATTCAACCAATGATTTTCAAATTTATGTCTAAAAGAATCTGTTCTACAACTGATATAAAACAAAGGTGTACGCATTTCTATTCCATGTTTCCAATCATGTAAAAATTTAATGTCTTTTAATTCTGCTTTGGGCCAATCATGTATACGTATGTCTCCAAAACTCCAAAGATGTATGATTTTTCCAGATACTTTACTGAGATATTCATGATCCAACCAATATGCTGTGGCTGTGAATTCCATTCTTTCTTTGTTCCAATCACGCAAATGTTCTATGTACATCTGTGCTGCTTTAGATCTAGGATCGTCTTTTTTGTATGCTTTAGGACCTGTAAAATCTCCTTTGTGATGATATATTCTGTAAGGTTCGGTCCAGCAGAACACTGTGTAATCTAAATTTTTGTATTGATCAAAGTTTTTTGTGTAATCTATCACTGTAGTCCAATAGCTGGAACCTCCCACTCCATTGTGAACAACTTTGCTGTCCAAATGATCTGCTAATTGTCCCATCCAATTTTGTTTTTCAGCATAGGAACAAAAACTATCTCCAAAAAATCCTATCTGCTTTTGGGCACCTGTACGTCCGCGATACATACACATCTCCTTTGATTACAAATGATTGATTTTGTGGGAAATTTAAATTCTTCATTGTATTTTTTTCCAACAAAATTATTTAATTCGACTCTACAGCCTGCTCCCAAATACATGCGTTTGTCATAATTTATGTATATTCTATTGATGCCTGCGTCACATTTGAACCCACTCCAGTCCACAATGTCATGAGTAACTGCCCAATAAGGATCAAAATCTTTGATGCCTTCCTCAGTGACCATGTACATGTCTCTGTTCAATTTGGAATCCACTCTTGGACTGATTCTGTTTTGTGCTCTAATAGGAGTTTGAAAAATTTGTTTTTGTTCTGCAGTGTAAGGATATAAATCTCTTTCTTCTGCAGTGTCTGATTCCCAAGTGTGATGCAAAGGTTTGGCTTGTATGCCCCATTGTTTGTGCTGACTGTTTTTTAACACTTCTACTATTTCCAAACATCTATTCCAATCGTTGGGCTTCATCATCACATGACAGATGCTGTCGATTTTTTGTTCTATCAGATTATCACACACTGCTACAATGTGATTGGGATCCACAAATTCTGGGTGTATGCTGAAATGCACAGCAAAAAAGTTTTTAGCATGCTCCTGCCACCAGTGTAATTTTCTACTGCCATTGGTAATGGGTATGATATAATTATTAGGTTTGGAATTTATGTAGGCACACAGCTCGGCAAAATCCTTGTATAGTGTAGGTTCACCCCCACCAAATTTCCAAATGTAATCTGTGATACCTAGGTTGCTGTAATGATTGTGAAGTTTGTCTATGAATGTTTTGCTTTCATCTAGGTTTATCCAAGGAAAGCTATTGTTGTGCAGTATGGGCAGACAGTATGAACAATTGTAATTGCAAGTATTGCCCAATGTCCATTCAATCTGCAGCACACGGTTAAATTCTTTAAATTTATAATCTATTTTTTCAATCAACATTGTTCAACTTGGTTATGTTTATGTCTGCAGCACAAGTGCACCATTTGCGAGTACAATCAATAGGTGTTGTGGGTTTTGCAAAAGTGCCTTGATAGATGTTGCCCAAACTGCCACCCACTCTACAAGTGGCTCGGTGAACTGCACCATCCCAATTGATCATAAGACTTTCCACACCAGCCATACAACTCCATCCTAGAAATTGATTGGTTTTGTTGATCAGTAAATCATTCACATTGCATTCCACTGTGTTGTCTATGAGAGTATTTTTTGGTGGGGTATGATTGTTTACTGCCAAAAATTCTTTCTCTTCCGCACTGTAATGAATCATGTCTTCAAAATCATCGTGTGTTTTGGTCCAGCGTATGGGTCTCAGAGCATAGCGTATGCCCGCATCTAAAAGAGCCTCACAAGCGTCTTTAACGTCTTTTAAACGTCCTGGCAGCATCATCATATGCACTAGAACATTTTTGTTGGCAGACTGTGCGTAAACCTTGATAATTGTGTTTATCACCTTCAGCCAATCAGATTCCAAATGCACACTGAACACAATATGATTGATATAGTTTTCCAAAATATTTTGGTAAAATTCCACAGTTCTGGTACCATTGGTGGTGACATTGATCCAACCAATTTTATTTTTGGCATGTTGTAACAACTGTTCTATGTGTGGATGCACACAAGGTTCACCGCCAGTCAAACTGATTCTCACATTGGGTATAACGCTCAATGTGTCCACAGTGCGTTTCAGTATTTCTATATCAGTGTGTTCACTGTGATTGTCATGTATTTCTGCTGGACAATAGCTGCAATCCAAATTGCATCGTTTGCCAAGATTCCATTCCACTTTGACACTGTTTCTGATATGAGGATACAAGTGTTCCACTTTAAACATAATCAGCAAACTCCGGATTTATTTTTTCAAAAGGTCCTTGATTTCTTGTGATGTCTAATCGGCGATTAAAATCCACACAATCCATCCAGTATTGATTAAGATCTTTGGCTTTTAAAAAATTAATGTTGTCCTGTATTTGTTGTAGAGTAATTTTTTCCAATATTGGATGCTGTTGGACCAATGCATAATCTTTAATTCGAGGTTTCATTGCTTCCAGTTTGTCTATCACTTGATTTTTTAATTTTGCTGGCAACACTTGAGCACTCAATGCTCGGGGATAGTTTACTCTGTGACTGTAAAACACAATGCCCAAATCATTTAAAAAGTAATCAATCACACGGTCTATTTGCATGATATTGTTGGCTTGCACTGTGAATGCTCCCACTATTCTACTCACTGTGGGTATTTGTTTTATTATTTTTATGTTGTTGACCACATCCATGAACTTGCCATTGCCTCGGATATATTCATAAGTGTCAAAGATTCCATCAATACTCACATTCACTGCCACACTTTTAAATTTGGGCCAGTATTCCTGTATAGTCCTACCACCTTTGATGCCCAACACTGTGCCATTGGTGGCATATTTGATCTCAATGTTGGATCCATTCTCACTCAATAGGTCCAATATTTTATAATGTGTGGGATCCATTAGAGGTTCGCCACCAGCAAATTCCACACGTTTAAAATGAGGAATAAGTTTTTTTAAATTGTCCCAAAAATGTGGTTTATCTTCAAACAGATCCACATGCGGAGCCTGTGTCAAACCCAGATCTTCCACTGCTTTGACCAAGTAATTGTTTTCTTTCTTGTAATGATCCACAATACTGTTCCAGTCTTTCCATTGTGTGCTGTCCAATGGATTACACATACGACATTTCAAGTTGCACAAGTTATTAATTTTGATTTCCATAGTGGGCAATTCAAAAGGCATGGTATAATCTTCTTTTAAACTGTCCAAAGCCGTGGGATATAGATTGATTCTAGATTCAGGAATATTATCACTGATGTGTCTTTGTCTCAAACTCTGCACTCCTTGATCTTCTAGATCAAAACAAGGCGCACACACATCAGGTCGCTCATCATTCAACACCTGACGTCGCACTTCTTTCATCTTTTCATTGTTCCATGCCTGTTCCATGGTTTCATTTTGTATATTACTGATGGGTAAACTTCTGCAACACACCTTTATAGCACCATCTTCTCTGGTGGCCAATCCTGTGAATGGATGCATACAAAATGTACAACTTTTATTTTTCATTTTTCTTTCCTACAATCATAAATCTTTTGTATTTTTCTGTTTGTAATTCGCTGGGCTCCACAATAGGATACAGTTTACTATTGCTCACAAACTGATTCAAATCTTTCACAGGGTTCACATGTTCAGGAATCACAAAATCATTGCTTTGGCACACAATAATTTTGTCCTCAGGTATTAATTTCAACCATTCATTGTATTGTTCTGGCGTTAAATGTTCACACACTGTGTTAATAATCATGTCATAACGACTGTAATCTTTATAAGTGAGCATGTCTTGAGTAATAGCATGGAATTTGCCAGACATTTCATACTGTTTGTTCATGGTGTTGGCTGTGTTTTCACACTTGCTGTCTATATCCATGCTGGTTATTTGGTTCACATACAGATCACTGTTGAACAAAAGTGTGGCCATCACTCCATACCACCCACCACAAATCAAAATATCCATGCTGTGTGCTCTGGGTAATTTTTTTAATTGTTCAATCAACCATACTTTGCTGTTGATTTGACCTTTCCAGAAACTTTCCAATGTGCGATATCTGTCATCAGATTGTCTGATAGCATCCATCCAAAATAAAACGTCTTGTATATTAATTTTCAACAAATTGTGCTCCTAGTTTATCAAATGAACCACACTGCTTGGTGCATTCTTTCAATCCCACTGTGCTCCATTGTGTTTCTATTTTTGAAAAAAATCCATTATCAAATATTTCTTTCAATGTTTCGCGATGTAAGTTGGGAAATTTAGAAATTTTTTCCATATAATCCACTCTAGATTCTTGCATGGGTGGTATCCATTCCATATCCAACCAACAACAAGGCGACACATTACCACAAGCACTCACATACAACTGTTTGTATTTTTGTGCTTTACAAGCAATGTGTGGTTTGACTTCTTTTTGTGCGGCTTCAGACAACGGAATCATATCCAAACTGGTTTGAGTGGGTTTGATTCTGTGTGTGGGTCTACCCATGTCATCAATCACTTGTAAATAATCCTGTTTGAATCTAGAAGTGTGTTTGATTGAGAAATCCACAAAGCCCATGTCTTTGGACATTGTTCTACACTGTTCAATTTGATGTTCATTGTGAGCAAACACCAACATGTGCCATTTGGCCACTCCACCTGTTGAGATAAATGCTTGAGCATTTTCAATTATTTTATTGAAATCTGTACTGATTCTATAAAGATGATGGGTATCTGCCAAACCATCAATACCAAATGTCACTTTTACTTTCAATTGAGCCAATCTTTTCCACCATTCGGTATCTCTAGCACTGCCGTTGGTGTGCATGGCCAATCTAATGTTGGGATTTAGTTCACGCAAGTATTGATATATTTCCAATGTGTCTTTGGATATGATGGGATCTCCCAAATTACCACACATGAATAAACTTTCCAATTGTTTTATGAAATCTGGTTCAAACCATTGTTTGAATACGCCCAAAGTTATTTCGTCCAATTTAATAAATGGATTTATTGGTCCTCCACTGATTCTTCTAGGACACATGGGGCACTTGGCTTGACACTTGCTGGTGATTTCCAAATGAATATCTCTTATATCTTGATATCTATACATGTTTGGCCTTGGGTATTTTTGAATCTGCTGAACTCACACAAGTGGGAGTCACACAAACTCTTGGTTTATCAAACAATTTAAATCCTTGTTCTATATTGCCCAGTGGTTCATCATGACAACTGTAACTTCTTTTGACTTCTCCGTTTGGTTCTCTAATGATACAACTTTGATATCCAGCATTACAGTGCCATCCTTTGAATTTATTGAACCCAAAAGCATTGAATCGTTCTGCTTGATCCATATAATACTTATTGCCTTGAACATCTTGCATCTCAATTTGAAACAAGTCTTTGTAATTTTCACCTTCTTGAATGCGTTGAGGGAAGCCTGTTTGTAAAGTATTCAGTTGATCTCGAGTATAACCTTCAATAATAAAACTTGCTGTGGGATCACTCTGTGGTTTCAGTGTGACATTGATACCTCTGGAGTGGAGTCTTGCACATCTATCATAGTATTCTGTGAATCTTTCGGGCACCATCACTTGATTGATTGTGACAAACACATTGTGCTTCATCAACAGCAATATTTTATCTCCAAATTTTTGTTCATCAGCGAATTCAGCATGAAAGCTGGCAGTGATACTTCTGCGGTTCAATGTTTTTGTGGCTTCCAACCATCTTTCCCACCATTTTTCCGAAGGACTTAGGTTGGTGGTCATGTGAATACTCTGATATTCTGGAGCAGTATCAGCACTGTAATGCTGTATCAATTGTAAAAAATCTTTGTAGGCAGTGGGTTCTCCACCTGAAAAACTGAAATGATAGTCAGTGAATCCATTCAGTCTAGCCTGACGTTTGATTTCATCCACCACTTGTGTGTAAACTGACAGTGGTCTGTGATCTTTCTGTTTGCTTTTGGCATAAGGCCAGCAGTAAGAACAATCATAGTTGCAAAAACGAGCCAAGATCCAACTCACAGAAAATAATTTGCTGTCCAGCATGGTACGTTGACCAAAGTTTATAATTTTATCAAATGGAATGTTGGAATCTATCATAATATTTCTTTCTCCATGTGTGGAAATTGTCCCACAAACACCAATCGCAACCATTCAAAGTTGTTGATCAATCTCAAAGTGTCTGAATTATCTCGGTTGTCTGAGCCATACACTCTGCCTGCCAGTGCTCCAGCAACGGCATACTCTCCGTATGGTTTATCATCTCCCACTGTGCACCAAATCAATAATCTTTTTTCAGTTTCCTTGTCTTCTTGACGATCGATTACTTTGCTGCTGAGCTTGACACACTCTCTAAAAGCACTTTTCCATGTGTTGAATGGATCTGTATTGAACACAGTGGTGTTGGATACTTCATGCATGGCTCTAAATCTATTAGATATACTAGTGGTCATGTCTATTCTGTTGGGATCCATGTTCATAGTGAGTCTTTTGGGCAATAATTTCACTCCGCCATAACCATATTCCAGTTCATTGATAGGATTTCGACTTCTCCACACATGCACAGCATCCATATCTTTATCAGGCACTTCATAATCAAACATAAAGTTGTGTTCAATCACTGCATCACCATCCACCACCCAAAACATTTTAGTCAAACTCTGTGTGGCAGCTTTGATATGTGCCTGTTGAATGCCTTTTACTCCGTGAACTCTTTGCGCCAATGGAAATCTTTGTTTCAACAGAGCATAATTTTGATCTGCATTGGGTTCATTGTAACTGATAAAAAATATATCGTGCATCATACAGTCTTTCTTATGGTTCTGGGTGAATTGATATACACCTTTTTGAAAAATTCACTGCTTTCTGCATCGTATGGTTCCGTAGGAAACTCCATTTGGAATCGTTCTTTAATAGTTTTACCCAAAGAGATACATTTTTGTTTGGCATCTTGTGCATTCATACTGTTATTGTTGCTGGTGCTGATCCATAATTGTTCTAAAACTTTAAAATCTCTCACTTGTTTGAAATCCCATTGGGTGCAAAGTGTTCGATAACAACCTTCTCTGGCTCCTGCAATGGCCCAAATGCCATGTTCCACATCCTGACCCACAGTCATCCAGATTAATAATCTGTGATAATTCTGCCACCATAGTTGATCCAACGACTGTATTTTAAAATTTTTATACAAACTCATCTTAACACCTTCTCTAAATCCAGCTCTCCATGCTTGTTTGGGTGTGCTGTTGATGTAACTGGTGGAATAGTTTTCATTGAATTGAAACAGTTTATCAAAATAACAAAATTCTATCTCATTATTATCCTTACCAGAAAAATTTTCATGTGTTTTCATCTCATTCACAAAAGTTTTGGTCCATAATTTTAAACTGCCATTGCCATACTTTAATCCATTCACGTTGGTATGTCCACACCAGCTGAAAATATATGTGTGATCCATGCCCATGCTGTTTAGATCCAGTTGAATATTGAGAAATTTAGGATCTAGTTGTGTGTCTCCGTCCACAGTTAAAAAATATTCTGTGTCAGACACAGCAGCACAGGCTTTGTGTGCAGCATCTGATCCTTCCACGCCGTGAACTCTTTTGGCCCAAGGTATTTTTCTTTTTAAATCTGCATAATTTTTATCAGCATTGGGCTCATCAAAGCTCAAAAATACCACATCGCAATCTTTGATAGCAATCTTATGCATAAATCCTTTCAATAGAATAATCAAAAGTTTTTCTACAGTAAATGTCCATGTTTGTCTCGGCATTCACATCTATCTGCACACTGTCTTGAGTGAGCAGTTCATAAAGATTCAAATCTAATATTTTAATCAGTTGTGTGGCATCGTTGGATTTGCAACAATAAAACTTGTGGTTACGATGATTTTCTTTGGAAACTATGGTTTCTAAAGTTTTTTTAAATGTTTTGTCTGCTGTGAATTCAACTTTGTTTTGATTCAAATGTAATTTTATTTGTATGCCACTGTGATTTTTAATTTTATTGGGAATTTTATAAACGTTGTGATTGATTATTTCAGTTTTTTTAGAATGAATCACATTTTCCACTGAGTTTAATACTCCATCTTTTTGAATTTGATATTGACCATTGAGATATATCACTTTGTACTTGTGTATAGACTCCATACCTATAATAAATTTTTCACCCAAAGCAGTGTCTATGGCCAGACTGTTGTTGTTTTGGCTGCCTGAACAACCTAAGATT